ATGGCCTGAGCTGGCGGGGTAGGCACCGCGCCGGTATTGGCCGCTGGGAGCGGGGTACCGTTCGCCACGGGTGCCGGGGCTGCCTCGGCTGCTGGAGCTGGGACTGCAGCTGTAGCAGGTGCCGCCTGGGCGGGCTCAGGGGTGCTCATCAGGGCGGACACAGCCCGCGGCAGGTTCGCAGTATCGGCCAGCCAATCGCCGACTGTCACGCCCTCGGGGGCCCGCCTGCCGAAGATAGCAAGCAGGTCGGCGATGTCGTCCGGGTCTGTGATGCCGTGACCCATCACAGATATCTGCGACGTATGCGAGGCGGTCACCTGGGCGAGCTCTGCTTGCGCCTGTTCAAGCGCTGCCTGCAGGTCAGCAGCGCCGGCCGCCTGGCCTGTGAGCTCCTCGAGCTGGGTGGCTGCAGCAGCAGCCGCTGCCAGGGCTTCCCGCTTATCGGCGGTGGCCTTCTTAAGTCGGTCCTCGGGTACCCATCCGTCAACGGATTTGCTGCAGTGGGGGCAGTCGATTGGTGGCATGGTATGTGTCCTCCTTGGTGGTCACTTAGAAGCAGGGGCGGGCATGATGGACGCGGCGGTAAAGCCCAGGCCCACTGTGCCCATGATACGGTTCGCAGCCTCAAACGGGATGCCGAAGAACTCGACAAGCATCGAGATCCCAGAGTCCCGGGGCAGCTCGCCAAGAGCTACCGCGGTAACAATGCCCTGAGCCGCTGTGACCTGGGCGCCGTTAAGCACCACCGGCGAGCCCGAGCCCGGGTCAATGTTGCCCTCTTCATCGATGGTTGGGGCGTCGCCAATGATGGCGCCGCCTGCAGCTGGGCCAGCCCCACCGCCACCGAGGGAGACCGCTACGGGTATCGTTGCCGACTCCTCGAGCTTGATCCGCTGCAGCTCCTCGAGCGCCCGCTTCCGGGTGATGCCTGGATGGAGCTCGAGATAAGCGTCCACCTTGGACATTAGGCCGGCTTCGATCTTCTCGAGTAGGTCCTTGCGGGCTGAGTCCCGCTCGGTGTCGGATATCGGGATCGACTGATAGCGGATAGTGTAGCCCGTCTCTGGCAGGCTCGAGCCGGTGGCCCGGTTGAGCAGGATGGCCGAGATCCGCAGCAGCTCCACATCGCCCGCCCTGAACTGGGGTTCATACTTGCGCTGGGCCTCGCGCTGGCCGGCGCGGCTGATGGCGATGGCGTAGCCACTCCGAGCGGTGCCGCCCATACGCTGGATGTCTGCAGGGCTCACCCCGGCCGACTCGGCTACCCGCATCTCGAAAGAGCTAACCGACTCGAGGAGGCTGGCCGTATCGGTGCCGGCGGTAAACTGGCCGAGCTGGGGCTGGAGATCCCCGTCCGGTTGGAACATTAGAATAGAAGCCGGGTCAGTCGAGATACCGCGCCGGCGCTCCTTGCCCGCGCCCTCGACGCCCAGGCCCGCCACCGTCACTCCGACCGCGTAGCGCTGAGGCCAAGAAGCATCGCGTACACAGTGAACGAAAAAACTAAACAGGCAGGCCGCCGTCAAGGACCCATAGATCACCTCGGATCCCTCGAAGGCATCCCAGAGACCAGCGTGGGCCTCGGCATGGTAGAGCACGAAGGGCAGCACGGGTGCCCCGGTCGAGTCGCGGTAGCTGTAGCCCTCGCCTTCGTTCATGCCGCCCAGGTAGGCGAAGGTCACATCCTCGCCCTCTTCTCCCCTGGCATCGGCCAGCAACACCCGCTCATATGGATAATCAGGCTGGGAGATGTCGAGGATAGACCAGGTCCACTCCATGGCCCCCGTGCTCGGCCGCTTGCGTAGGCGTAGCTCCTTGACATAGACCGGCACATCGGGCCGCTCAGATGTAGCGCCGAGGATCAGGCGGTCAGGGCTTACCGGGCGATAGAGCAGCTCGCCCGACTCGGTAGCATGGACCCGCATACCGTACTCTCTGCAGCCGATTACCCAGGTACCCATCCGGGTCATCAGCGGCCAGAGACCCGCCTCGGAGACCGCCGCGACCAACGGGCCCGCGAGCTCCGCCCCGTCGGGATGGTCCAGGACTGGCGGCCGGTCATAGAGACAGCTCAGCTGCTTGGTTACCGATCGGAATACATTGGAGCTCAGGTCCGGCACGCCCCAGGCTGCCTGCCGGGTGGGGTCGATGTGCATGGCGACAGCCCGCTCGAGGTCCTCGGACCACCTCCCCGACAGCATCCGCAGGCGCAAGCCCGTATGGTCCCAGCGCGCCGAGTCCTCGGCGGTCGGGGCTGCAGGGCGGGTAGGGTACGTCGAAGCGAGCAGAGATAGCGCCATGGGTTCACCTGGTTAGCAGTGGCTTAATACATCTTAAGGTTCTGGGGCTGATAGAGCTGGCCCTTGGTGATGAGCTCGAGGCTGTACCTGAGGCTATCCACAGAGTGTTTTGTGTGATCGTCTTTCAGCTGGTGGTGCTTCAAGGACCGGATCAGCTGGGTACACCTGGGGTGGACTCTGAAGGAGTCGCGCACCATCGCTTCGTGAATCACCGCAACCCCCTGGTAAACCGAGCCGCGGGGCTTCCATGCAGTCCGTATATTGAAGGGCAGCATACCGGCGCCGATGTGCAGGGCAGACTCAAAGGCTCTGCTCAAACGCGAGTTGCTCATTTTGCCGCCCCACTTCTTGCCACCATATCCGCGATCACCTGTCCACCGATCGACAGCCTTCCAGGTCAACCCGTTGCGGCGCAGCATGGTTAGGATCCCCTCGGCATGGGCAGACGCTGGCGCGGTGCCCGAGGTGTACTCATCGAGCACCCAGATCGCGGGGTGCTCGCCATACCGGTCGATCGCAGTCAAGACAGCCACCTGCGACCCTGCGTCTGCACCGTGGTCCATGCCGATACAGATCTCTATCTTGCGGCCTCCCGGTGGTGGGTCCGCTGAGATGTGGGCCTCATCGAACCTATCGAAACAGCGCTCGGGGTTGACGCATTCCCAGGCGCCGAGGATCCTAGCGTCTCTATCAATCGCCAGATATCGGGCGCTGATATCGTCGATCTGCTGTTGGCTCACCAGGGCCCGCCCGCCCTCGGGGGTACAGTTCTCCACCGTGAGCGGCGCCGGGTGATCGGTGACCGTGCCATCCTCGACCAGGTCACGAAGCCAGGAAAAATCCCGCCGTCCCACTGGGGTGAGGGTGATGCCAATAGTGCCCGAGGTCCGTAGGACTCGAGCGGATAGCTCCGAGAAGACAGCTGGAGGGCAGGGCTCATCGACGCCGATGTAGTGGACCGTCGCCGAGGCGAGACCTAGCGTGCCCTGATTCGTTGTTTTGATGCGGATCAAACTTCCATTTTTCATTCTGACAATCGGGGTCTTGCCGCGGAAACCCTTGCCCGCGTTGTACTCGGTGTCTGGCGTTAGGGCGTCCTTCGGCAGGAGCTCCCAGAGTTTGCCCTGCACTGCCAGCGACTGCTCCCAGCTGTGGGTGATTAGCCAGGCCTCGATCGGCGGCTCGTGGGTCTCGATGAACGGGTGGGTTCCCATGCATCGCCAGATGACCTCGGCGCACTGGGCGTAGGTCTTGCCTACCTGGTTGCCGCCCCTCATCAGCTTGACCGGGCTCGAGTCGCTGAGCCAGGCCCGCTGTGGAGGCGTCCACCGCACGAAGTCCAGCGGCCTAATATCGGCGCGCTCCTTGGCTGCTTGCACAGCTCCAGCGAGATGGGCCAGGCTCACAGCTTGGCACTCCTGGGCCGCTTGGCGGTGGCTGCCCGGCCCGGGTCGCCGAGCTTGACGATCGAGCCATCACGGACAGCGGCCAGGGTGGCGGCTACCTGGTCCTGCACTCCTTGGGGCAGCTCCAGCAGGGTCTGCAGAATGAAGCCCATTAGATCCTCACTGCTCAGCTTGGCGGTATCCTCGCCCTGGGTCAGCAGGGCCTGCTCAATCTCATCATGGATCTGTACCTCAAGCCGCTGCAGCTGGCAGAGGGCGGTGACCATGCCCCGGGACCTGGCCGTCTCGACATCGGCGCGGAGCTCGCCGAGCTTGAGACGCTTGTACTCGAGCGCGCCCATGTCGGCGGCCAGCTTGGCGGCCGGTGGGAGGGCTGCCCGAGGAGCTGCAGCGGTGGCGGCTGGCTTGCGCTTCGGGGTCTTGCGCGCCTTCTTTACTCGGTGGCCCAGCTTCGGCATTGTATAGCTTTCCTTTACGCTGATTCTGAGACGGATAGAGAAAAAAGACCGAGGTGTTGAG